GACTGTTCCAGGATTAGATGGTGATTTAACTACAACATTGCCAACAAGTTATGATGTTTTAATTAATGACGAGTATGGGCATAATCTTGCAGCAGGTGAAACAACTAATAATTTAGCAGGTAGAAGTGCCAGTGTCGCAGAGATAATATATAGTAATCCAATGGTGCCAATACTTGGAGAACTTTCTATTGTAATTTCAAGTGCGGGTAACGCAAAAACAGGTTTAATTTTATTATTCTTAGAAAGGAAAAGTCATTAATGTCAATTTTTGACATTTGAGCTTATGAACCCAACAGTATTAAAAAAATTAGAGGGGTGGAAAAGAAGTCCGCTGTTATTTGTAACAGAGTGCCTTCAAGCTACTCCATCTAATCAGCAAGCTGATGCCTTAGTAAAGTTTCGTGATACCAGAAGGATGTCTATTAGGAGTGGCCATGGAACTGGAAAAGACACCTTTGCCTCATGGATAATTCTATGGTTCTCCTCAACCAGGACATTCCCAAAAGTAGCTTGTACTGCACCAACTGCAAGGCAGCTTGATGATGTTCTCTGGAGTGAGCTTTCTAAATGGATAAGACAAAGTCTTTTAAAAGATGAATTTGTAATCCAGAAGGCTAAAATTTTTCACAAAGATCATCCTAAAGAATGGTGGATAAGAGCTATTTCTCCTAACGTAAGAGGGTCGAAAGAGGAGCAGGCTGAAACACTCGCTGGTCTTCATGGAGATCATTTTTTAACTGTTGTTGATGAAGCATCTGGTGTTCCAGATCCTGTTTATATTCCACTTGAAGGAATTATGACACAGGAAGATAATAGAATTTTACTTATAGGAAATCCTACTAAAAGTACTGGGTACTTTCACGAAAGTCAGTACCATCCTGTAATGAGAAATAAATGGACAAGACTGCATTGGGACTGTAGAAATAGCGACAGGGTAGCAAAAAGCTACATTGACTATATGGCACAAAAGTACGGAGAAGACTCTAATGTCTTTAGAATTAGAGTTATAGGAGAACCACCTACAGATGATTCCAGGGCATTTATTCCACTATCCTGGGCAATTTCTTGCATTGGTAATGAGATAGAAGTTGACCCTGATTGGCCTGTTTATCTTTCAGTTGATGTTGCAAGGTATGGTGATGATAAAAGTATTATTATGCCAAGGCAAGGTAATAAAATTTTACCATGGGATAGTTTTCAGGGAATGGGAACTACTGAATTAGCTCAGCATATTACAAGATCTTATTATGATAATGATGCTTCTGGTGTAGGTGTTGATGCTATTGGAGTAGGTGGTGGAGTAGTTGACTGGTTACGCCATGACCCAAGAGGATTAAAACAAAGGGATGTTTTTGAAGTTAACTCTTATGATGCAGCAAGTAATAAGGTCAAGTGGCGAAGACTTAGAGATGAACTTTATGATAGAGTTAGAGATAACTGTCAACATACAAGGTATAGTTTTCCAGATATTAAAGTAAAAGTATCAGGTTCTGATATTCATATTGGTCATGAACTGGCAAATGAATTAGCGTCCCTAAAATATGATTTTGATGGTAAAGGGGCACTGCAAGTCGAAAGTAAAAAAGAAATGTTGCATAGAGGTGTTGCCAGTCCTAATATTGCAGATGCCCTTGCATACTCAGAATTTTTTAGTAACCGCAGAGCTATTAGTCTTTGGGGCAAAAAGAAGAATAGTAGCAGGACAAAAAAATTTGCTAATGCTTATAATTTAAATAGTAATACTCCAGGCAGAAATTCCTGGATGATTTATTAAAAGATAGGAGGTAGTTATGGGAATTTTACAACAATATTGGAAGGCACTTGGAAAAGCAAAAGCAAAGGATAAAAATAAAACTAAAAAGAAGAAAGGAAAAGGTAAAAAGAATCCTTATAGCTTTTTCGATTTAGGTAAAGATTTACAGAAGAGAAAAAAGAGAAATGAGCAAATCCTAAAGGATATGGAGAAGTAATCATGGCACTTGCAGAAAGAGTTGACAGTGGATTAACAGGACAGATTGATTCTGAATTAGCTAAAGTCTTAGAGTGGGATGGTATTGCAGAAGCAAGCAGTTCTGAAACTGTACATAGAGAAGCTGCAATGGAGTCGTACAACTTTTATGCTGGTAATCAAGATAGCTCAGAAATTAAAGAAGAGCTTGCAAGGCAAAAAAGACCTGCATCAGTGTATAATGAAATAAAACCTAAAATTGATATGCTAATAGGTATTGCAGGACAGTCTAAATATGAAACTACTACTGTTCCTGTAGGTGTAGAAGATGAACCTCTTTCTGAGCTTATAAATGATACACTCTTACATTTTAGAACTACATTAAAATTTGCAGACGTTGAATTAGACTGCTTTGAGCATACTGTAAAAGCTGGTAGGTCATTACTTTACTTTTATATTAATACTGATAATCCTTTTAAACCAGAAATAAAAATTAAAAGGGTTCCAACTTACAACTTTAAAATTGACCCTGATTGCAGAGAGTATGATTTAAGTGATGCAAAATATTGTATTATAGATAGCTGGCTTCCAGCAGATGAAATTAAATCAAAATGGAAAGGGTTTGAACCAGAGAGATTTGGTACTTCTACTATTATTAATAGTATTAATTATCCAAGTTATCATAATGAAGCAAAGCAAAGGTATAGAGTAAGTGAGTGTTGGTATTACAAATATGAAGAGGTAATTTATTTTATTAATCCGCTTAATGGTAAGGATGAATATTTAAAGGAAGAGGACTTCAAAAAGTTTATTCTTACCCTGTCAGAAGGGCTTAAAGATGAGAATGGAGAAGTAATTGAAGTAGAGCCTCCGCAAGGTTATCCTTCTATTAAAAAGGAGTTATACTTTTTAACTTTCTGTGGAGACTTGTTATTAGAGCAAGGAAAATCCCCTTATAAATGGAAAAGTTATCCTTTCATTCTTTACGGTGCTTACCATAATGAGGATAGTAATAGTTGGTTTAGTCCTGTAGAGTCAATGAAAGACCCTCAGATAAGTCTTAATACTATGAGAAGGCAGTTAACACATTTACTGCAGGTACTTCCAAAAGGTATTTTAGCTCAGGAAGTTGGAACGATACTTAATATTGAAGAGTATGAAAAGAGGAGTGCAGACCCTACTTTCTGGTTAGAGGTTACACAGGGTGGACTTGATAAATTTAAGTTTATAACACAACCAGGAATTAGTCCTATTTACCAACAATTAGATGCCACATTTCAGCAAAGTATGAAGGATGCAAGTGGTATTCAGGATTCATTATTGGGAATTCAAACTACTGGAAGAGAAGCAGGAGTAACATTAAGAGGTAGGCAAGAAACAGGATTTGCAGTTCTTTTTACTCTTTTTAATAATTTGAGTAAGTCAAGGGTACTAGGAGGAAAAATTTTACTTTCTTTTATTCAGCAATTTGTAACCTTACCTACTGTTATTAGAATTGGAGGTGGTAAAGCCGCAAGACTTGTAGAAATAAATAGTCAAATTAATCCTACTATAGAGGGTTTTAATGATATAACTGCAGGAGAATATGACTTAGTTATGGAAGAGAGTGTTGAGACTAATACTATGAGAGCGGCAACAGGTCAGGCATTAATTGATCTTAGTCATAATAATCCAGGAAGTATTCCACCTGAAATTATTCTTGATTACACAAATATTCCTTTTACTACTAAAGAAAAGGTAAGGGAATATAATGAGGCTGTAAGGGAACAAGAACAAGAAAATATAGAAGAGGACAGAAAGATAGAAATGTTAAAAATTACCCATAAAAATAATAACAATAACAAAGGAGGTAGTTAAATGGAACCAGCAGTAGAAGTTATTGAAGATATTACGCAGGATGATGCTACAACTGGGATGGATGATGTTTTAAAGGAAGTAGAATCGCTTGAGGTAGTAGATGAAGAGAAAGAAGTAGAAAAGGAAGTAGAAGTAGATGAAGATAAAGAAATAGAAACTGAAGAGGAAAAGGAAGTAGAAACAGAAGTAGAAATAAAGATACCAGAGCAGACTGAAATTAGTGAACTTAGGCAAATTCTTAGAGAACAAAAACGAGAAATTGCAGAAATGAGAGCTGCGCAAACTGAGGATTTAGACTCAGATGGTAATAGGATACCTACTGATACGGAAATTTTACAGTCAGAAATTAGTACTATTATTACAGAGAAAGGTGGAATGATTGACTTAATGGCAGAAAGTATGAGAGAAATGCCTAAGTATAATGATTTAGATTCTGTATGTAGTAGATCTAATTTAGATGATATTATTGAGGTTATTGCTAAAGAACTTGAAACTTCTGATGGCGTAGATTTTAATGCTGCTGTTCTAAGTATAGAAAAAGATATCTGGAGTATGCCGAATCCTTATAAGTATATTTATGAAACCATTAAAGAATTTCATCCTGCTTATGGTGAAAAAGAAGAAAAAGAAGAAAAGAAAAAGGAAATAAGAGACCTAACTGCTGTTACTACAATGCAGTCAACACAGGATGCATCTGGTGATAATGATATTAAGGGAGGCTGGACAGCTGATAAGATAGATAAACTTTCAGAAGATGAATTAAATAGTGTTCCAGCAAACGTTTATAAAAAGTATATGCAAGGAGAACTTAAATAATGCCGTATCCAAATACAAGATTTGAAACAAATGATGCTTTAACAAGAAAAAAGTGGGCAAGAGATCTCTTTAAAGTATTACTTCCAGCAACAGAATTTAGCTATCTGGTTGGAACTGGTGATACTTCCATTATTCAGCTGAGAACTGAACTTGGAAAAGGTGAAGGGGATAACATTAAATTTGGAATCAGAAGGGAATTAACTGGTGATGGTAGAGTTGGTAGGGATGTAGTAGAAGGTTATGAAGAGAAATTAATCTTTAAAGACTTTTCCATGACAATAGAGGAACTTAATCATGCTGTTGATACAGGCGGTAAGATGGATGAACAGAGAGTTCCTTATAACTTTATGCAGCTTGGAAAGGATGGATTAAGTGACTGGTGGGTAGATAAACTTTCTGATGTTGTTATTAATACACTTGCAGGTAATACA